ATCTGCTTTTTGTTTTGAACGGCCACATTTTGCGAATGAACCATCCTTTTTCTTGGAACCAATATCTACCCATTTTTGTTTAAACCATTTATCAAGACCATTTTTTGCCATTAGTAATATTTAGTTTTTTTTCTTTTATTAGATAAAATTGCTCCACATCCTTTTGCAACTCTACCACCTTTTTTAAATTTAGGTACTGAAGGTAAAGCATCTTTTCTTATATCGTCTCTAACAGGTAAAGGGTCTCCATAAAGAGCTTGTTTTAAAAGTTTATTTAATTTGTCACCTCTAGTTTTTTTTCTAAGAAATTTAGATTTTTTATCTTCTACTTTTCCTTCTTTTTTAGCTTCTTCTAATTGTTTTAATAAATTTTCTGAGCTCATTATACCTCCACCATCATAGTCATATCTTCATCAACAATTAATCCACCGTCAGCTGCTGGTTTACGTCCTTTAAAATCTTTTCGTTTTACACCAGACGGATCTTTAATTTTACCTGCACAAATTTTGGAAGCATATGCATTCGCGTATGCAGACGGATAAACTTTAAATTTACGCTTCGCTGCCGATTTACCTCTAGGACAAAGTTTAGTCATTATTTTTTCCTCACCGTTTGTTTTGCACGTTTAAAGTCAGATGCTTTTGGTGCACCCTTTGCACCTTTCTTTCGCATCTTACCACCACGTTTTCTTTTAGCATGGATGTTAGCGTATAAACCTGGACCTGCCATTATGCTTTACCTCCACGTCTAAAAAATTTTTTTCCTTTCAAAGCCTCCAAACGTGCAGAAGGCTTTGCAGGTTTCTTTTTCTTCTTTTGTTGCAACATCTGCAACATCTTCTTAAGATTTTTCTTACTAGACATTATCTATTGATCTTGCCTTTTTTCTTCATCTTAGAACCGAACTTACCGTAAGACTCATCTCTTGAATCTTTTAATTGTTTTTTAGTTCTTTTCTTTTTGATTCTCATTGCGATAGACTCATCTTTTCTATCTTTGTAACCTTGTTTCATTTTTTTCTTTTTCACAGAACCACCTTTTTTATACATTGCTCCACTTTTCATTCCCATATCAGGTGAATAAAAACCAGACTCTTCATCTTTACGAGCTTTACCAGAAATCATTTTTCCGCCGCCCATTTTCATTGCACGTCCACCAGCTCTTAAAGCCATTCTTGGTTGTGCCACTTGTTTATTAAAGTATCTATTTGCCATTATTTTTTACCTCCGTTTCTAAATATTTGTGTACCCTTTATACCATAAATACTCGCCACGACAAGGATCCACAAATTGGTGAACCATGACGGGAGCTGTGAGAACATTTCGAAGAACAGTTTTACTTTGTCCATCGCTGTCGGATCATCCGATACGACTGCCCAGGCCAGCACCAACACGGGCAAACTTAAAATTATGAGAACGGCCTCGTCTTTCCAGTCCGATTGACGGGCTTCTAACAGTTTTCCCTGGTAAGCTTCCTCACCTTGGGCCATCTTAGTAGCATGCATTAATTGTGCATCTGACATAGCCATCTTAGTTCTCTGCTTGTTAGCGTAAATTTTACTCCCTGCAGAGACGGCTAGTTTAATTGCCGACAACCACATGTTAGTACCACTTAGCTGTTTTCTTTTTGTCCTTAAGCATTCTTTTAGTTCCTCTAACTTCTGTTTCATCTCCAGTTGGTATGTAATTTCTTGGCATACCGTCTGCAGTTGATACAGATCTAGGATCTAACTCAATATTTTGAGATGGAATACCTATTTCTTCAGACTCTACAAAAAATTTATCGTTTTTTGCCATTGTTCCTCCTATTTTTTCTTTAATTTACGTAATGTTATAGCAAAACGCGCTCGTTGTCCAAGCTTTCCAGGTTTTTTAGCTGCCGCTTTTAATTTTGACGCTGGAATCGTCTTGCCTTTTTTAATTCCAAGAGATTTTCTTAGAGACCCAGGTTTTTTTATTGCTTTTTGAATAAATTTTTTATCTTTTGTCATCTATTTTCTCCTTTGTACTTTTCAATCTCTACACTTGGTATCATTTTATCAACATTAGGTATTGATTTACTTAAAATTGTCTTTTCAATTGATGTATCAGCTCTTAAATTTGCTAATTTTTCATTTTGTTCTAACTTATCTTGTTTATCAGATTGATTCATCATCGCTTTCATACGATCTAAGTTTAATCTTTCCTCACCTTCACGTTTTTTACGTGCATCGTCCATAGCTTTTAAGTCTAATTCTCTTTCTCTTAACTTAGCAATAGGATCATTTCCTAAACCTGACGTAACTTCTCGTTCTTCTTTTAAGAATTCTTCTAACATTTCAGCAATCAACACAGCTTTTCTAGATTCAATCTTTTGACTAATCTGTTGTGCAGCTTGTGCCATATTTGGATCTTGTGACATCATTGCTAATTGTTGTAATTCTTGTGGGAACTCTAATTCAATTTGTTCTTGAGACATCAAAGAAATATGTTCCATAATATTTTTTTCTAATGCAGCAGTTACCATTGGATTATTTTTTGCCATGTTAGTTGCCATAAAATTTAAATGCGAAGTAATGTGAGCTCTGTGATCTTGACCAGGAAAAGCTTGAAAAGGTTTACCACTCATTGCCATAATATTTTCTAACGCAGGATCCATCGGTTGTGGCGGCTGCGGTTTGACTAATAAGGTATCAATATCTTTTACTCCTAATGCTTCATACATATTTCTATAAGCCTGATACATATTATGCATTTGCGGATTTGATGTTGCCAGCTGCAACTCTGTTTGCGCGAGGGAAATACGCTGAGTTTGTGAAAAGATGTTGGGATCAGCAACTGGCACTATATCTACTCTATCGTCAAAGTCCTGTTGTTTAATCATTCTTTGACCCCCAACTACGTCATACGGATATTCCGGAGGTAGATATAATTTGAATACTCGTGCTAATAATTTAAATTCTAATTTAAGAGCAGAGTAAATTCTTTTATGAATAGCAGACATTGTTCTGCTTCCTCTCTCAAGTAAAGCAACCGTTGTACCAACAGCAGCTTGTTGATTACCATCACCAACTTGTAAATCTGCAATCGATGCAAATCTTTGACCTGCATTAACTACGATACCCATCAGGTTTAATAATGTAGCTGATGGCTCTTTGAAAGGCAGCATCATGAATGAGTCTTTTAAATTTCCACCCGGTGCATCTACATCTCTAAACTCACCTGGTTGAATTGATTGCGCATCATCTCTAATTCTAATGCCACGCATTTTAAATCCTGCGGGTAGGTTGGAGAGCGTACCCGCATCCAATAGTTGACGAAGAGCTGCTGTTGCAGTTCTAGACAGACCGCCAATCATATGGATGAGACCGAAGCCATAGAAACCTAACCCAGGTAAAAATTTAAAATGGGTAAAATATGGAATCTTAGTTTTGTTCGGATCTCCAATTTCATAATTTCTTTTAATAGATAAAACTTCTCGAGTAGCTAATTCTATTGTTACGATGTATGGAATTTTTATTCCTGAAGGATCACCTGCTTCGTCTTGATCTTCAAAACCTTCTAAATCTAAATTAACATGACACTCTAATAAAGTGTAAACATCATCGTCATTAGATTTTCTTTGTCCTTCAAGTTCTATAGAAACCTGCAACCTGTTGTTTTCGTAAATCGTTTTTAGAAACTTTTAACCGGTGAATGACTGCCTCCGCATCGTCTAATGAGGTAGCCGAATAGGGGACAATCAAATCATCTGCCGGTACAAACTTTGAAACTGCTCTTTTGTCAAGTTCATCGTAATAAACTTTTTTAAACGCTGAACCTGCGAGAGGGAGATAAAAAAGCATTGAATCAAAGTCGGGCTCATAGTCTGACATTTTTTCCATGAGCTCGTAATTCATGTAATTTTTAACACGTTCTGCTTGTTGTGTTTTTTCTGGATTGGGTGCACCAACGACTTGTGTTCTAACTGGTCCATTGGCTGGTAATAATTCTTTGTAAGCTAAAGCTTGAAACTGTGTAACTGCTTCTGCTAATACTGGATGCGTTGCACCTGATGCACCTTGAAAAGGTTCTGTTCGCATATCGTATTTAAATCCTAAAAGATCTAAACCTTTTGTGTATGATTGTTCCCAATCTTTTCTTGATGCGTTGTAATCGTTATACTTACCGGTAAGGTCACTTCCTAATTCGTTTAATATTTCGTCTGGTAAAAATTCTGCTAAGTTTGCATAGTGCTCGTCACCACCTTCTGGTGATACTGCGTTTGGATCAAAATTTAATTCAACAGATCCATCTTCTAACTCAGTTGTTTCTATGGGCCCTGGTGCCTGTTGCTCTTCTACTGCTACTTCTTCTACAGCTGATTGAACTTCTTCTTCACCAGGTAATTTAACCGAGCCTCTTGGACCTTGCGTCAAGGACTTGTCTGTTTTGTCTGCCATTTTTTATTTTCTCCAATCTGACTGTTTTAACAGTATTATAATTAATATTCAAGCCCTGAGGCGTGGGCCCTGATTTAGGTGGTATAAGATGTGTTTTAGGATACTTGGTCATTTAATTTCTTCTTTTGGAGGTAAACTAATAGGACCATCAGTGGTTTTACTTTGATCCATTAAATAATCGTCATAATATTTTTTTCTTTCTTTTAAAAAACTTATTCCCTCTTGTCTTGAAAGAACTCCTTCTTGTTCTGCCTTATCTAATTCTTTTTGAATTTCTTGCACAACTAAATCTATATACTCAGGTCCAGTTCCATAAATACCTTGTATTAAAATGTCTACACGTTTTTTGAATTGAGTGTCTGTATAAGGTTTTTTAAGAGGCACCACTGGTCCTCCGTTTTCAAATTTAGGACGCGTAAGATACGCCATCATCTCATTGTAATGGTGGAGTTTCAATTTAAACTCCTAGTATTGCTGCTATACCGCCAGATTGTTTGTCGTCTCTATCGATAACACCTCTACCGATTAAGATATCTTTTTGTGTGATTTGACCGTCACCAGATAGATCAGGGAAAGATCCACCAGCTAAAGTAATTCTGCTTTTGTCTTCTTCAACTAAATCAGCAATCATTTTCATTTCAGGTTTTGCTGCTGTTCCCATTTTCATTTCAAAAAATTCTTTTAGTTCTTCAAGTGAATTTGGTTTTCTTTTGTTGACTCTAATAAATTCTCTTACAACTTCTTCAATTGGAGGATCGATTTTTCTAGTTTGTTTATCTCCACCTAATTCCATTTTAATAAAATCGTCTATCTCCAGGATAGGCATTCCGGGTCTTTGTTCGTTCATGTCGTATTTGTACTGCTCGTACATTTCAATTAATTGTGGATCGTAATTTCCTGGCTCGTATGATGCCATTTGCATGATGCCTTCTTTTTCCATGGGTCTACTTCCTAAAGTGTTAAGATCTCTAAGATCTGTTTCGATTTCCTTAATTTTTATATTATTCCTTTTTATGTAATCAGTCAAGGATTCTCCACCCTCAACTCCTACACCAGATTCGTAGGCATCAATTACATCTTCAAATCGTTCTTCTTCCATTAATAATAGGTCCTTTGTTTTTGAACTATAGGTTCATCTATATAGTCTTCAGGGTGGGAAATCAACCCACCTTGTCTAAATCTCATTAACGCTTGGGTCATGGAATCAACTAAGTCGTCATGATCTCCGTAAGGAAAAGCAGCACATTCTTCAATTACTTCCTGTGCAAATTCCATTTCTTTGGGCGCCCATATCAGTCCCGATTCAAACATCGGAGAAACTGCGTTAACCCTAGTGTGCTTATCGTTGCCTTTACTAGGTGTAAAATTTATAACAGGTATCCCCATCTTACGCAACTCATAAGTTAGTGGCAGTCCAGATGCCTTACCTTCAATGATAACTGTTTCTGGATTCCAGTAGCCGTATTGTTCAAGCGCGATTCTACGAAGCTCTGGAAATTCGTATCGACCTTTTATCATGTCAACTAAAATTAAATTTGGTGGATCATCTTCTGATGGACGAAAGACTCCCCATGTCGTTATCGCACTAAAGTCTGCAGTTTGTTTTTTCATAAAAGCTGTATCGTAAGATTGTATTATATGTTCTAGTGGAGGCAGATCTTCATCTTCCCAAGGTTTCCACCACTCACGTTTTATTAATGCACCTTCTTCTGAAGTTGGGTTCTGCATGTATTGTGCATTCCATTTTGATAAAGGTATAGATGCTTTGACAGATTCTAAATCTTCTAGTTGCCAATACTCAGGCCACACAGGATCGCCTGAAGGCATGATGGCAGGAAATTCTATTATCTCCCATTGATCTGCTTTAACTTCTTTTTGTGCACTTAACAATCTACCTGTTAAATCTTTTTCATTCCAACGAGTCATAATTACAATAATAGATCCGCCAGGTTGAAGACGTTGTCTTGGTCCTGATGTGTACCACTCGTAAGTTCGATCAAGTGCTTGGGCATTCATGGCGTCTTGTTCAGAGTGCGGGTCGTCAATAATTAAAAGGTCTGCACCTCTTCCTGTTATTGCCGAACCCACACCGGCTGCATAGTACTCACCTCCTTGAGCGGTCTCCCACTTACCAGCGGCTTGTGAATCTTCTCTGAGTTTTGTTTTAAATACTTTTTGATACTCAGGAGAGTCAATAAGAGCTTTGGCCTTACGACCAAAACGCACTGATAATTCTGTAGTGTTAGTAGATTGAATAATTTTTAATTTAGGATTTTTACCAACCATCCATGCAGGTAAAAGATAAGAACCAAATTCTGATTTAGTATGCCTTGGTGGCATATTAATAATTAATCTTTTTATTTCTCCAGATGCAAGTTTATTAAACTTATCTGCAATTCGTTTGTGATGCGAACCTTCAATAAAATCAGGCCATACATGTTTTACAAAAGATAAAAAATCGGTTTGAATTGTATCTTGTTTTTTCTTCTCACCATATTTGTTTGCTAGTAAAGCAAACTCTCTTCTTACATCAGCAGGTAATTTATCTAAGTTCTGTATAAATTTTTCATTCATAAAATTTTTTCTGCAAAATTTTTTTATAAGTATTTTGAAAACTTGTAAAGTATTTTACCATTATCTATTTATTTGTCATGCATTTCTAGCCTAGGTTGTGGGACCCCTTTGTCTGTAACAAAAAAACTTTATTTAAAAATTTTAGAAATTCCAATTGGTCCTGGGACCACTATCCATTAACCGTGGCCCGAAGGGCCACGGTATTAGCAGAAAGGTAAAGCTAATTCTTATAGTGTGTAGTATTTCCCTTCCTTGGTCGTAAACATTTTTTCTAGTTCCATTTGTTTTATTTCGTCTGCGACCTCAGTTAAATTGTCTGTCTCTTTTATTTTTAGAGCCAGTGCAATTATTCTTTTAATTAATTGTTTATCATTCATAACTAATTAATTGTACCTGCGGGAGGTAAAGCCTTCACTTCTTTATTCCATGACAACCCATCTTTTTTAAGGTTGTTATGTAGTGTAGCTTTTAAACTATCCGGGCTGCCTGCCTCCATAATCTCTTTATATGAAGCCCGCTTGTTATCCTCTAACGTTGCAAGTATTTTACCTTCCGGTGTTTTCTTAACCTGCGCCCGTGCAAAGTCAGCGGCCCACTCTCGGATCTGTTCCCAACAGTCATCCGGAGTTATTTTATTAGAACCATAGCTACTAAAGATATCAAAGTCCTTTTCTTTAAACTTATAGTTAATATCTTTTTTAGCGTGCTTAGTTTTATTAAAGAACCTTGCCGCCTTGCTCATTTTTTGTTTTACATTTTCAATAGACTGCTGCAACTCTTCAATAATTGGTGTTGCCCCGATCTCATCAGCTAAATTCTTCTCAGCTATTTCAACTGCCTCGGCCTCTATTGATTTTAGTTTAAGTTCGGCAGCTTGAATTAATGGGTTGTAGTTTCGATCTAACTCCGAAACAAAGTGATCCCGCTGCCATTTTTGCATTGTGCTTTTTGCCATGTTATTTTTCCTTTCTTTTATATAGGATAATCCTACACTAAATTTAATTTATTGTCAAATTAAAAAATTTGTACGACTGCCACAACCTGAGGTTGTATGGTTCCAGTTTAGAATGATTCTATGTTGCATACAACCTAGGGTTGTACATATTAGATATTATATCCCCGGCCTCCCACCCCTATTATATAGGATAATTTAGGATTGTAAAGGATAATATTGTCGCACCCTTACAACTCCAGGTAGAAAAAAAATTAATTATTTTTGTATCTGCCTTATTCTTGCCACATTATTAATATAGGATTATCCCATGAGTAAAAAGGTAAGAAAAATAATAAAAGTCTTAGCCAGAAAATGCATAGGGTTAGATCGTAAGAAAAAAATTCAAGAAATGAATAGAGGTCTTACAGCTTTGGCTTTGGTTTGGTTAAGACAGTCAAGAGATCATGGTATGGTTCATTTAGGTTATAATTATGATGATATCTTGGAAGTTGAAAAATTACTGAAACGTGCCTCAGTAAGAAGATGAAACTTAGTGCAGGCTTTCGAGCCTGCACCTTAAACTAAAATGAAAGAAGATATGAAAGAAATAGAAAAAACAAATCAAACGTTCAAAATAACTTTTTGGGCTAAAAAACATAAAAAACATATAACCAGAAAAGCTATGTGGAATAATTTATGCAGATACTTTAAATCAAAAGACGGAGTGCCTTGCATGACTTACTACGACTTAGATAATAAAGGTTATAGAACAGCAACAACAACATGGAAGGTAAACTTGTAATGATAATAACATTAAAAAATGAAAGTGGTTGTAGTTTTACATTTAATGATATTCCAGAAATAAATAATCCTAAAGAAATGAAAGATTATTTATGGGCGGATGTAACTACAAATCATTTATTTAAATCAAGAGAAGAGCTAGACACTGAATGGGAGGTAGTACAAGGATGAATGTAATTTGGAAAGATGAAGACATACAAAAATGTTTTAAAGACCTTGGCATTATGATTGGAGATATCCATAAACTTATAGAGCTTACAGACAAAAGATTAAAACTTTTGGAACAGTACAATTTTAAAAAACCACTTGTACTTACAAAAGATATGGAGGTTAAGAATTAATTAATGGGTAGTACCCAGGATCACACCGCCACTTGTGGCCGTCTTTCCTGGGTGCTGATCCCTGGTCCAGTAGGTTACTGTCGATAATGCGAGGTACCGCCCTGTTGGACCTGGGATCAGTGTGAGAAGAGTTTGATCAACTTGTGATGGCCCGAGGCGGGCGCTCTACACTGATCGGACCAGTTGTTGTATGGCCTAGAAGGTTCGAACATCAACAGCTGGTCAGGGAGCAAGCTTGGAGCGTCAAGCAACAAGCTTGACAAAACTAAATAAAGGATTATATAGGATATATGAAAGTAAAAGTAGCAAAAGAAATAACAGGGAGTCTAACCCGTACAAGCAAAATGCCTGGGCTATCTTATAGCCTGCCAGCCTGGGAGTGTAAAACAGGATCAAAGCTTAGAAAAATAAAAGGTTCAGTCTGTGCCAGCTGTTATGCTTTAAAAGGTAACTACACAAGATACAAAGCAATTAAAATCGCTCAATATGACAGACTAGAAAAAATTAAAAATTCTCTGTGGGTTTCCGCCATGGTTGTGCAAGTTAAACGTCAAAAATATTTTAGATGGCACGATGCCGGAGACGTCCAGGACCTGGACCACTTAAACAAAATTTATTCAGTATGTAAGTTAACACCTGAAGTAAAACACTGGATGCCAACCCGGGAGGCTTGGATAAAAAATTATTTACATAATAAACCTGGTAACCTGGTGATCAGGTTCTCACCGCCAATGATAGGCCAGCGCAACGATAGCTGGCCAAACTCTTCGATGGTTGTAGAATCTGGCGCCACGTGTCCAGCACCTAAACAGAATAATTCCTGCGGGGACTGCAGGGCGTGTTGGGATCCGCTGGTAAAAGTTGTCAGTTATGGTAAACACTAAAATGTTTTATCATCCAAAATATTATAAAGAATTACGAAAGCTACGTAATAAACTGGATCAGGCCATTAGCAAAGAATCTTCGACGGAAGAGAATCAGCGTGCGTCTGATCCGGGCCTCAAGCAGCAAGCAACCAGCAAGCAGGAAGGCGCAAGCAACCAGCAATCAACAAGCAGCAAGGCGCAAGCAACAAGCCTCAAGCCCTGAGGCACAAGCATCAAGGCTCAAGCCGCAGGTATCAAGCTCCTTGATTACCTTCCCCTCATAAAGTTTTATGGAGTTAAGGGAGAGGGCCTTAACTAGAATAAATGTATTGTCAGGGTGTTTCACATGAAAGGCTATTTGATGAGGCGACAGGCGTACCTTGTTTGTTTTTGTTACTTTTAATTCAACAGTAAAAAAATGATTATTAGTATTGTATCCAAGTATGTCCGGCGTACCCCAAGAAGCAGTGTTTTCTACACGGGTAAACGATAATTTACAATTGTTCTTAACGTTAAAGTTTTTAATTTCATACCAAAATTTTTTCTCTGGATTCACTACTACACCTCATTCTATTTCATAAATAATTGCACAGATATTCTAGGCATTATCGGGCTAATAACAGGGTTTACTTTGTGAGCAATAGGAGCTTTTACAATCACCAGAGAGTTACCAACGGGTGGTATCCAACCATGACCGGTGTTATCAGTAAACATAAATTCACCACCCCATTGTTTATGCCATTTATGATTTATATAAAAGGTTGCTCCATATTTCCACTTACCATCATCGTGCCAGTTTATACCAGCACCTTTTTTCATGTAATGAATTGTAGTTGACATCTTCTCTACATTTTTCAATTGAAAGTAAACATTATGTTTTACTAATGTTTTTAAATGTTCAAACGGTGTGTACTTATTAACCTCACTTCTAAGTGGTGGCTCTATATTGTTAATTAAATTCTTATCCCAAAGACCTTTTGATGTGTGTAAATTTATACTATCTCTTTCTTTAATAATTGCATCATGAATACCTTTATACATACCGTAACTTAAAAAATTAGTTATCCACCAAATTTTTCCAGGGATTGAGTAAGATAATTTCATTGTCTTAAAAAACAATTAATTGAGTATCTAGCACCTTTGGTAATAGGTTCGGTGCCATGAATCCAAACAGGTTCAGCGGGAAAAAGCATAGCCTCACCCTCAGATAAATTTACCTTAACTTGCCCTCCAAAAAATCTAAATTCACCTCCTTCATAATCATCATTTAAATTTATAGTTAAGGATCCTCTAATGTTTTCAGCTACATCTGAGTGATCTTTTATTAACTGACCAACATCGTACTTTATAATTCTAATGTTGTTGGTATGGGTCATAAATGTATTTTGATACACAGAGCATAAATTAGTGCGCATGTATGTTTCATATTGTGTTAATACAATTCTTAAATATTTTAATATTGTTTGATAAGGCTTAACAAACTCAGGTCTACCTCGTAATAGAGATACATTTAAAAAATTACAATTGTCTTTTTCTAATTTATTATCAGAATCATTAGAATATTTATAACTACTTTCAGGTGTAGACATATGTTTATTTTCTTCATAAAAATTAATTAGTTCACGACAAACATCTTTGTTTAACAGTCCTTTTAAATGATATTTTAAATCAATAATTTTATGATCGTAGCTCACAATTTTTTAATAACCTTACCCATTTTCCATTGTTCAGGGGATACAGTGATAGCAAGTCTATGAGTTTCTCTTACACCAATAATTTTATTTTCTAACAACTTAACACCATCAATGTCATAAAAATCACCATTTGGTAAGATAACTTGCACCCTAGCGTTGGCTGCTACTTCACTTTTTAAAAATTTATCTAATGCTTGTCTTAATATCTTTCCGGTAAACATGGGTTGATTTATAAACCAAGTTGTACTAAATATCAAGTATGAGTAAACGAGAAAAAGGAAGACAGTGGGATGGTAAATCAAGAGTGTCTACTGATCTATATAGAAAAAGATTTAATGAAATATTTAAACAAAAGAAGATAGCACAAGCTAACGCTCAATCAGATAATATGGAGATGGAAACATTACATATGGAAATGGAAAGATTAAATGGGATTACCAAAAAAACTAACTGAACAACAAATGAAATTTGCTTACGAGTTGGTAACAAACGAAGGTAGAGAAACAGCTACGCAGTGCGCTGTCAATGCGGGTTTTGCCAAAGACTCAGCTAGACAATACGCGAGTAAATTACAAAATCCAAAATTGTATCCACTAGTTGTTAAATACATTGGTGAATTACGAGAGGAGTGGCAGAAAAAATATGAAGTCACTTACGAAAAACATATTGCAGAGTTAGGTCAAATTAGAAAAGAAGCCCTTAAAAAAGGAGCGTGGTCAGCTGCGGTTAATGCTGAAGTAGCCCGAGGTAAAGCGGCTGGTCTATATATTGAGCAGAAGATAATAAGGACAGGAAAATTAGAAGACTTAACAACAGAAGAATTAGAATCAAGAATGAAAAAAATAATCGACGATTACTCACCAATCCTAGAAGATGTCCCGTTTGAAGATATAAAAGAAAAAGTACGAGAAAAAACAAAACCACAAAAGGCCGAGCAGGGATCTCAATCACAAAAGGACTCTCTCCATCTTGACGATGCACCCCCTGGGAAAGACGTTCCTGTCGGAGAATAAATCGTCGTTGTCTTCATAGCTAGCAAACGTCCAAACATTTTTTTTATCTTTAAAAAATAAATATGCATGAGTTACCATTTTAGAAGGTGTCAAACCAAGTGAGTCATGTGCATTCGCGTGCCCAGAATCACCCGTTGGATCAACCCATGTAATTTTATAAAAATAATATCGTTTCTTTTTTATAACGACTGATTTGTATTTACTTTTCTTTGCTATCATTTTTTCCTGTTAATGTTTTATCACCATCTATTAAATATAAATTTCCTGATATAGAAACTCTCTCCCCTTCAGTTGTTTTAAATGGATAAACCCAATGTGGTAAAGCTGCAGGGAAAATAAACATATCTCCAACTGATGGTAAATGTGAATGTGTTTGTAAAAATAATTTACTAATAGCGGTGGAAGTAGGCATATTAAAATCAAATGTTATACAACCAGGGCCTGGACTGCTAGATACAGCGGACATACATTCTTTTTCTAATTCATCTGGAACCTCTGTATAAATTACAAAAGACAAATCACCACCATGATTGTGAGGTGGATTAAATTCATTTTTACTTTGACGATTAATCCAAGCTGCTTCTATTTCAAATCCATTACATAATGGTTGCCTCCTGTAATCATAAAAACCTTGAGCGTAACTGTTTAAATAAGGATTTAATATTTTGTAAACTTGATCTTTGTCTAAAGTTTTTTCATTATCTAAATGACCGGCTAAATTATTTCTATAATCTTTTCCGATTTTTAATTCTTTTAAGTCTGCAATTTCTTGTGAAGTTAGTCTATAACTACATACAAACGGCCCCCAATGTAAAAATCTATATTCTATTGTCCTTTTATCTGTCATAATTTCCTTCCATAGAGTTTTATACATGAGAAATGGCTTTTGTAAAAAAGCTTTTCACGCGCGCGCGTAGGGAAAATCCCTGTAGCAGACTGAAGCACATTGTAACAACATTGTAACAAGCTATTATTCAATAGTATCAACAGTTTAAGTCCATTGTAGCATTGTATCACTATATTTTTCAAAAAAAATTTTATAAACATAAATCTCATACAGAATACTCTATGGGTTCTTGGTCCCTGATGCCTGAAGCTTGTAATATAGGTCAACTCTTCTTAACCATTCGAACATAAAATGTTGAAATTCCTTACCATAACTCACGTATCTTAAAACATCACCACCTTTAACGCTAATTAGAATCACTCCAGATTGTATCTTTGTGCCATACACATAGTTGTGAGCAGTAGCGTAGGCCGCGCATTGTACAAAATAATCGTCAATCCATTCACGCTTTTTATATTTATTAGATTGTTTAAAATCTATGATAGCCTCCCGACCTTCATAAACACCAGCAACGTCTGAGGCGCCCGCATACAGTCCCGGGTACCATAGAGGCATCTCTAGCCCCCAAACCTCTGTGAGAGGGCTGAAATGGCCTTTATCGATGATGTTTTGAGCCATGGTGCCTGCCTCAACACCTAAATCAGATAGATCCATGTGGCCTTCACCTTTTACATAACCCTCAAGAATTCTATGCATTATTGTACCCCGAGCGGCTGCATCATCACGTATTTGGTCTGCCTTCTTTTCGCCTTCTCTTTGCCTCCATGCTGCCAGTTTTGCCTTACTTTCTTCAGATTTGGTGGCAGACAATATCGTTGTTACCGATGGCAACTTCTCTTCGTTTATGTCATACACCCTACCAGTTGGTAGAGTTACTCTCTTAATAGTTTGATAATCAAACTTCGGCTTTCCGTCCCATAGCATATGTATCCTTTCTAGTTTAGAACTATTCTAAACTCATAGCTTGTTTATATTCTTCTAAATTAACCACTTTATTATTCATGATCTGTGCATCGTAATGATCTATGATTTGTTGTATCTTAGGCAACTTGGTATGTGCCCAGGGCCAGATTAGGCAACATACATAAAAGGCATCGCGAAATGTAACTCGCCATCTATATTGTTTTAGATACGGCGTACCGTCAACCCGTTTACCCTTACGCGGCTTGTCAGTTAAAGTACCAACACCTAAGACTTCATGTACCCATACCAACACAGACTTATCAGTCATGGTTATTTCCATATTTAATCTTAAGCTATTTGATATGCGATGGCCTTTGCCTTTGTGTTTCTTTTTCTTTTCAGGTCCACGTTTAAAATGTATCGAACCTTCACCATCAAAGAGCCCTGCAATATAGGCTCTATCAGTTTCTGCTATTTCTATTGTCATTTAAGATTCCTTGCAAGCAAACATTTTTTTTCACCCATGCCATGGGTAGAAAATCCAAACAGTGTCATTGCGTGAGCGATAACACTCATCTCGCATTTATCTGTATCGTCAAATACAAATCGTGCATGTGGA